TCTGGGACGCGCCCAACCCGGGCAAATCTCTGATGCGCTGGTATGGCGAGCAGAAAATCCTCCGCGAAAGCGCCGGCGATCCGGCTGCCTACCGGCAGCGCGTCGCCCGCGAGATCATGTCCGACCCCGAGTTTCGCAAGCAAATCATCAGCGATATGCGCGGCGAAGCCACCCGGGGCGATGGTGGACGTCCCCGCACCTCGACGCGATTACCGAAATCTCTGAACGGAGCCAGCGGGTCCGGATCGATGCACGCATCCAATCCCGACCTCTATGACAACTCCGACAATTCGGTCTTCGCCTTTGCAATGAGGCCCTGACGCTCGACGCCGCTAACAGTGCTGGGGCCATACCCTATGGGGGATGGCCATGGCCATTACGACAGTACAAAGTAACAACAAACTCATTGTATTCCGCAAGGAGATCACGCGCGAATACATCCGGCAAAACCTGTTCTCGCCGTATATCGGGTCAGAACTCACCGCCATCATTCGTGTCATCAACGACCTGAAAAAGGGCGGCGAGCAGATCAACATCCCGCTGATTGCGAGGCTCAAAAACAACCCCGTTGCGACCGGCACCCTGGTCGGTAACGAGGAAAATATCGACAACTACGGCGATCGGGCTTGGATCGACTGGGCTCGCAATGCCGTTCGTATCCCGCGATCAGAAGAGCAGAAATCATCCATCGACCTGTTCGGCCAGGCTCGGCCGCTGCTCGAGGACTGGGGCAAGGAACTCCAGCGCGATGAGATCATCGATGCGTTCTTCGCCGTGCCACTCGCCTCGACGGCTCCGGCCGGTCTCGGCTCGTCCGGCGGTCAGCGCGTCAATGGCCAGCTATTCGACACTGCGACCGCCGCCCAGCGCAACACCTGGGTGACCGACAACGCCGATCGCGTCTTGTTCGGCGGCAGCACCGGGAACTACTCAACGACGTGGGCCACCGCGGCCCTCAACGTCACCTCGGCGATGACGCTGAGCGCCGCCTCGGCCATGAAGATGAAGCGGCTCGCCAAGAAGGCGAACCCGCGCATTCGGCCGTACAAACTCAAGAACGGTCGGGAATATTTCGTGATGTTCTGCGGCTCAAATTGCTTCCGCGATCTGCAGAACGACACCACGATCATCACCGCCAACACCCAGGCCCGCCCCCGTGAAGGCGATGGTCTGGACGAAAATCCGTTGTTTCAGGATGGCGATCTGATCTATGGCGGCGTCATCTTTCGCGAAATCCCGGAAATGGATATCCGCCTGCCAGTGACGTACACTACCGCAGGCGGATCTGGCGGTCCGATCGCACCGGTGTTCCTGTGCGGGCAATCTGCCATGGCCTGGTGCTGGGGCCGCATGCCTACCCCCACCTTCCTCAAGGAGGACGATTACCAATTCTACCGGGGTGTCGGCATCATGATGGCGTACGGGATGAAGAAAATCGCGAAACTCAACCCCGCTGGTAACTACAAAGAATGGGGTGTGTTTACGGGCTACTTCGCGTCGGTTACCGACGCGTAGAACCGGCTGACGTTCCCTGTCCGCCGGTCTTAGCTGGGCAGCGCGAGCGCCACACCGCTCGGTTGCCCAGCTCGCCATTCCCTCAACAAGGATCACCATCATGTGGAAACTTCTCCGCTCCCTGGCGCTGTGCCCGTCCCGGCTCTTGCCGGTGACGCTGCTCGCGCTCTGTGCCGTCACCATCCCGGCGCTCGCGCAACGTTCGCCGGCGCCTCGCATGTTCAACGACCAGCAGACGCACTACCTGCGCTTTACTGTGTCGTTCAACTCATGTGTTCTCGCCGCACCGCCAAGCTCCTGCTCGGTGAAAGTCGGGGCGGTGCCATATAACGCGTTCATGATCCGCGCGTACCAGCAGGTCACGACAGCATTTGCCGGGGCAACAGTCGCCAACGTGGCGTTTGGAACCGCATCCGGCAGCGCTAACTTGGTGGCGGCACAATCGGTGCTGGCTGCAGGTGGCGCGACGGCTCTGACCATCGTTGCGGCCAACGCCGGCATCACCGTTACCGGCAACGGCATTGCGCAGACCGGCGCGTTAGGCGGTTTCGATATCTGGGCCACGATAAATATCACCGTGGCGCCTCTGACCGCCGGCCAGGCCACTTATGTGTTCGAATATATCGCCCCGAACGACGGCAGTTGTACCCCAGTGCCGACCGGCGCCACCGCTCCGGCCTGCTGATGTTCCTCCCCGGTCGGTGGTGGTCACATCCCATCGACCCACTGCGGCGCGCGCTCGCGAGTACCTTCAGCCGGCCGCGCCGCTCTTTCTCTACAATCAAGGAGACGATGCCATGAGCATCATAACCGTAGCGGCGCTGTTTTTGATGGGCAGCAAGTACGCCAAGGTCGAGTTGATCCCCGGCCCCGCGACCACACAGGCGACCGCGACACGCATCAACAACGCGCTGGTGCAATGCAGGTCAGGCCCCGGCAATGGCAGCCTGATCCTGCCGAGCATCCTATCCGGCGAGGCCAATACGATCGTGATTGTGGTCAACGATCTGCCGACCGCGCTCTACATCTATCCCGCCCATGGCGAGAAGATGAACGGCACCATCGACGCGCCACTTGCGATGGGCTCCGGACAGGTTACCATCTTTATGCCCATCCTCAACTCCGTTGGCAACCCGTCAACGACCGACTGGCATAGCGCAACGTTTGGATGAGGCAGTGATGACCAAGGTGACCTATGTGCCGCCCGATGACGGCCAGCAACACCCCTCCTCGAACACATGGAACGGCATCACGTTTCAGGCCAACGTGCCGCTCGATCTCGACGACCGCAATCCCAAGCATGGCTACAACGTGCTCGAGGTGGAGCGATGGACCGACCCGGCGACGCAGCGGCCGATGTCGAAAACCGTCGAACGCTGGAAGCCGATGTCGGAAATCGCCAAGGCCAATCCTTATTTCGTGGTCGAGGGCGAAACCCAGGTACGCGCCAAGCGCGGGAGGCCGCCCTTGCCGAAAACCCCGGAGGAATATCGCGCGCATGCGGTCGCCTGGATCAGGGCGATCGATGATCACGACGAACTCAATGAGCGCTGGAACACCGAAGAGGCGATGCGCGAGCGCTGTGGCGTCGGCGACGACGACATCGACTATCTGCGCCCGATGTTCGATGCGCGACTGTTCGATCTGAAACAGCAGGCGGCCTGAGCGGTTGGCGCAGCCAGAGCGGAGATAAGAAGCAATGCCCGGCGCATTCCTCACCCAGACTGACCTCGTCAACCAGACGCTCGGAAATCTCAATGCGCTGGAGCCCGGCCAGACGCCGGATGTCGAGGACGTGGAATATGTCGGCAAGATGGTCGATCCGACCATCCGAATGCTGTCCGGGCTCGACATCTGCTACATCGCCGACGCCAACAACATCCCCGGCGCCCTGTTCACGCCGCTAGCCGACATCCTGGCGGGAGAGTGCGCGGGCCGTTTCACCGCAGGCCCTGACGACTTTACGCGGCTGGTGGCCAAAGGCCTCGGCATGCCGCCAGGCTCGGGCGCGGGAGCCACGGCACTCAAGCAGATCAGTCGCGGCCGTCCCACATTCGAGCCGCTGCGTGTGCAGTACTTTTGATGTGAATTGGCATGAGCTTCTCATCGCAATGACCGTGATGGCGGTGCTGGTCATTGTCTTCTGGGCCATCCTGTTCTGGATCATAGGCTGATGCGTGGTCCATTTCCCATCGACTGGCCGCTGGGCTCGTTCCCAGGCAACACACCGCAGGAAAGCGCGGGGCGTCTCATCAATTGCTGCGCCGAGCCGCTCGGTCCCGGAGGTCCGTCGCCGGCGACCTACCATCGGCAGCCAGGCCTGGTGCAGTGGGCCACCACTGCGCAAACCGGCTACCGCGGGGGCCTCATCGTCAACAACCTGTCTTATGAGGTATGGAAGAATACGGCCACGACGGTCACCGCCGGCGGCGCGGTGAACTTGCTCGGCGCTTTTCCAGGCACTAAACATGTCTCGATCGCGCGCAACCAGAACGCCACACCTGACGTGCTTGCTGTCGATATCGACAACGGCGCCTATGTGCTTTCGACCGGCGGCGCACCGGTCGCATTGAATACCGGCGGCATCGTTCCGCAGGCGAATTCGGTCAGCTTTCAAGACGGCTATTTCTTCCTCACCATCGCGGACGGGCGGGTCTGGGCGTCTCCAATCAATTCGATTGCCAGCGGCAGTTGGAACGCGCTGACGTTCGTCACCATACAATCGCGATCCGATGTCACTTTGCTGCGCGGCGTCGCGTTCTCCGGACTGATGTTTTTCTTCACTACCGGCCACTGCGAGGTTTGGCAGGACGTTGCCAACGTGGCACCGAACTTTCCCTATGCGCGCCAGGTCGTGCTGCCATTCGGATTGCTACAGGCCAACGCCATCGCCGGCTGGGAAACCGGCTTCGATGACCTAAGCTGGGTAGCCCAAGATTTCGGGGTGTGGGAATTGCCCTATGGCAGCCTGCAGCCCACCAAGATAAGCCCGCCAGATCTCGATCGCCTGATTGAGCAGCAGCACCGTGCCGGAAATGTCCTCGAAGCATCGGTCTACATGTTTTCGGGCAAGAAATTCTGGGTCATCCAGTCGCCGGCCTGGACCTGGGAATTCAATCTCGGAACTCAGCAATGGAACGAGCGATGGTCGCTCTCGCCGGCGAGCGGCCAACAAGGTCGATGGCGCGGCACCGGTGGGCACCCGGCATTCGGGCGCTGGCTGCTCGGCGATATCTATACCGGTACGCTGTCCGCTATCGACGATGCCGTCTATACCGAGCTCGGCGCGCCGATGCTGATGCGGCTCGAAAGCGCTCCGGTGACCTCATTCCCGAACCGCATTCGAGTCGCCCGAGCGGATTTCAATTTCGTGGTCGGTGCCGGGCGGGTGCTCAATGCGGACGGGACGCCGGCGCCGATCAACGTGGTCAATCCACAGGTCGCGATCTCCTGGTCGAATGACGGCGGGGTAACCTGGAAAAACCCGCTCTTGCGCAGCCTCGGCCAGCAGGGCAAGGCGAAGACCACCCGCGTCAAGATCATGCGCCCCGGCCTGACCGGGGCACAAGGCCGGCGCTGGCGCATCGATATGACCGATCCGGTCAATGCACCGTTCATGTCGGCAACGCAATCTGACAATCCGGCGCAGTTCTGAGAAGCTCATGATGTTCGATCGGCTCCTGTGCTGGCTCGGCAGATGTCGTCAATGCAGCCCCGCATCTGACGATAGTGGATGTTGGGGGCAATGCATCCGCTGCGGCAGGCGCCATGGGTTCGTCAGCCGGGAAGACCTGCGGCGTTACTCTGAGTCATTGACCCCATGACGACGATCGCCCCGCTACCGCCGCTTACCGCCCGCTGGGTCGAGAGCGCTGGCGTGCCTTCGCAAATCTGGCGGCAATATCTGCTGTCGTGCGATCCGTTGCTGCGCAATCTCGCCGTCAACAAGGTCGGGCCGCTGACGAGCGCGGCGACCGACGCCGCCGCGGCGACCGCAGGCGTTCCGATCGGCGGGCTCTACCAGAACGCCGGCGCGGTGCGCATTCGGCTTGTATAGGAGTTTCCCATGGCATTCTTCGACCAGTTCGGCGCCGCGCAGGCCAACAACGGCCAGGGACCGCCTAATCCGATGGGTATGGCCAATCCGCAGATGACGGAGAATTTCCGGCTCGGCGGACCGGGCTATCAGCCGCCCAATCTCGCCGGTGGTCTTCAGGCGTTTCTGGCCAATCGAAACATTCCGCCAAATGTGGCGGCCCTGCTGGGCCATGCGCAGTCCAGCGCCCCCTCTGCTCTCGCATCAATGCTGCCTCCCATGGGCGGGGCGGCCGGCGGGGCGCCTGGTGGAGCCGGCGGCGCTCCCATGACACCGATCGGCATCCCACCCAGCGCGCAGATGGGGCCCGGCTTGCCGTCCGGCTTCCAAGGGGGTGCTCCGTTCAATCCCGGAGCCGCTCCGGCAAACAACAACATGGCGGGCCTCATGAGGCCATTCCTGAGGTAATCCGATGGGCATCTTCGATATCTTCTCGGCCGGACCGGGCCAACAGGCCGCGCAAGATCAGATCGCGGCCGATCAGCGGGGCTATCAGGACTTATCGAGACAGTTCGGTCTCGGCCGTGGCGCGCTGACGACCGACTATGCGAAGGCGCTGGTGCCATTTCAGGCCAATTTCGATGTCGCCAATCAGGGCCAGAATGCGCTCGCCGATGCCATGGGCCTTAACGGCCCGGAAGGGAACGCACGTGCCGCGGCAGCATTCCAGAACAATCCCGGCTATCAGTTCCAAGTGCAGCAAGGCCTCAATTCGGTGATGGCCAATCAGGCGCGCACAGGTCAGCTCGCCTCGGGCAATACCGATCTCGCCCTGCAGCAAATGGGCAGCAATCTCGCCAATCAGAACTGGGGCAACTATATCGGCCAGTTGCAACCATTCCTCGGTGCTGCCGGAAATGCGGCGACTGGCATTGCGGGCGTCAATACTGGCCTCGGCAATGCAATGAACACGAGCTACACCGGCCAGGGCCAGGCCGCCTATGGCACCGACGTGTCGCAAGGCAAGGCGCAGGCTGCCGGTGATCTGGCTGGCTATAACGCCTCTGGCAACCTTTGGGGCGCCGCCCTTGGGGCACTTGGCGACGTGGCCAGCATTGCGGGCGGCAAGGGCGTCAGTGCGCCGACTTTCAAATGAGAAATGACAATGGCCGCGTCTGATTATATCACATCTCCGCAGACCACCGGCGCGGGTCCGCCTAACCTCGCGGATGCGCTCTACAAGATGATCCGCGGCATTCCGCAGGCCTATCAGGAGGGCGCGGAGGGCGCATACAAGCGCGGCCAGATGGCGCGCACCGAGGCATTGCAGGCGCCGCTCGATGTCGACCTGGATACCCCGGAAGGCATCAACGCCGGGATACAGGAGATGATACGCCGTGGCGGCGGCGATTTATTTGAAAAGATGGTCCCGTATTTGACCGGAGTACAGGCGGATCGCCGCCTTGCGCAAGGACCGCCGGAAGGTGGCCGTGCGCCGGCGCCCGCCACGACCCACCAGACGCCGGAGATGTTGAGGGGGCAGCAACCTCCATCGGCCGCATCGGCTGCACCTGGCGCCGCATCTGCCGACCAGGCTGAGGATACGGCTGGGCCGTACACTCTCACAGCTTTGGTGCAGCGGTCCGGATTAGTCTCAGGCGATCCGGTGCGCACCGCGAACATGCTCGGCGCGCAGCTGGGCATCAACCCGAAGACGATGCTCACTCGCGAGCAGGCAGGGCAGGTCTCGGCGGCGCTGGAGAACCAATTTGGCGAGCGGCCTGGCGTGCCAGAGGCGCCGACATCTGGACAGACGGCAGCCCTGGGCGCTTCGATGCCCCAGGGTGTGCAGCCGCAAGCCGGCACCGACGCGCCGATCGTACCGAACCGGGTCAAAACCGTACAAGCACCGCCATATCAAACCATTACGCCACAGCAGGCCCCGCCGGCGGCGGAAACGCCCGTGGGCACCGAAGCGCAAGCGATCCAGTACGAAAACAGGGCTGCCGCGAGATCGAAATGGCTGCAGGCACACGCGAGAAACGCAAGTCCTGGCGCCGTCAAGGAGGCCGAGGCCGCCATTGCCGACGATCGCGCGCGGGCGAAGGATATCCGTGACAAGCTCGCGGATGTCGCCAAGCAAATGAGAGGACAGCAACTCGACATCGGAAAAAATGCTGCGGAGAAAGAAATTGCGCGCGGCGATGCCTTGGCGAAGGGCATACACGGCTCGGCGCGCGAATTCGAAACGGCCCTCAAGCCGCACCTCGATGCCATGCGCGGCATTCTTAATAGTCCGAATCTGGTGACAGGCAGCGGTGTTGAATTTCGAGAGGCTCTCAATAAAATCCGCTCGAATCCTCTTTTCCAGGGATTGCCCGGTTACGATCCGAATGCCGCGCTTCCGAATGAAGCCATTCGCAAGGTCATGGCGTCGGCCATTCTCAACCAGACGACCCAGCTCAAGGCCGAAGCCGCCGAGATGGGCGGTTCCGCCGGCCGGCTGTTTCAGCAGCAGATATCATTGATGGAAAAGGCTGCACAGAACCCGGAAAACACCAAGGCAGCTCTGCGATACCTCACCGAATTGCAGCAACGCATGGGCGACCACATGAGGGCAACCTCTGCGCTTGCCTCCGATTACCGCGGCAAATATGGCCGCGGCGCGCTTGATGATGGGTTTAACGAAGTGCTGTCTAAATTCAACAGCGACGCCAAGAATCAGATTTTCCATCCGGATGAAATCAGAGATATGCGCCTGTTTGCGCCGCCGGTTGCCCCGGCACTGCACAATAAGGCCGATGCCATCAAATGGGCGCGAGACGAAGGCATTGAGCCGGGCGCCCCGATCAAGCTGCCGAGCGGTCGCATCGTCGCCTATGATCCGAGCGCCTTCAAATGAGTTTTGGCGATCTCTATACGGTTGCTGCCGGCCAGGGGAACCCGCCTGGTTTGCCGGCTATCGATCTGCCGAAAACGGAAGCGCCGCCGCGGCGGCCTTTGCGGATCGAGATCAGACCGGACAGTAAATCGAGTGGTGGTGTTTGGGACAGCTTGCCCGATTTCAAGCCCGCCAAGGCCTCGGCGGATGAGCATGCGGATGGCATCTGGGGCGATATGCCAGAACATTCGCCAGAAGCCGAGAAGGAAGCAAAGAATACATTTCGCGAAGTCTCGACCGGCGAGGCATTCGGCCGCTCGGCAGTCCAGGGCGCGTCGTTCGGATTGTATCCGGCGCTATCAGGCGCCCTCGCGGCGGGCAGGGAGGGCGGAGCCCCAAAGAGCGTTGAACCGGAGCCGGGCGTCGCTGATGCACTCATGGGCCTCGTGCGGATGGGCTACGAACACTTCGTGTCGCCCGAAGGCAAGGCCACGAAGGCATACCGGGAAGCACGGGAGGAGGCGCAGGGCGCGCTGGAAGCCGGCCGCAAGCAGCATCCCTACGCCTCATTCGCTGGCGAGCTTATGGGGACTGCAGCGGTGCCTTTGCCAGGTCTGGCGGCTGCTGCCGCACCAGCGCGGATCGGACGCGGCGCGGCATTTGGCGGGCTTGGCGGGGCCGCCTACGGCGGTGGGACGGCGCTCAGCGAAGGCAAGGATATTGGCGATATAGGCAAAGGCGCCTTGATCGGCGGTGGGCTTGGCGCCGTGACCGGTGCTGCCTTTGGTGGGCTCCTCGGCCCGCGGGCTCCGACGCTGACTCCAGGTCAGCGCGCGGCTCAAACGGCTGAGGCTCTTGGGGCGCCCTTACCGCGTGGCGTGGCGGCCGATAGCAGGGCACTGCAGGCTACGACTGCCAAACTGCGCCAAGTACCATTTGCCGGCGAACGTATTGGCCATCGTGTCGAGGTCACTCAAGAGGCCGCGGGCGAACGCCTTGGCGACATAGCCAGCCATATGACTGGCGGCGCAACCGATCGAGCCGCCGCCGATGCGATCGTAAGGCCGGGCCTGCAGACCGCCATCGACGCCAACCGTGCGACGATCGACGCCAACTACAATGCATTACGAGGCCTGATCGATCAAAACCGCCGGTTCGTATTGCCACGGACTCAGCGCACGCTTCAGGATATCCGGCAGAATCGTGCCGCCGCCGGCTGGCCTAATCCAAGTCAGGGCCTTGAGCAATTCGAGAATGTCGCCTCTGGAGCGGGATTCAACGGAACCCATCGCGCTCGCGTCGATGCCCGTGAGGCCGGCAATGCGCTAGTTCCGCATCCTGGGTATAATTCCGCTGATTACAATCGAATAACCCGCGCCATGACCGCCGATCTGCGCGACATGGTCGCGACAACGGCCCACAATCAGACACCGGCCGGACGCTCGGCGGCACTGGCGGCGTTTGATCGAGCGGAAGGTGAATTTGGCCGCTTTGCCGATCAGAACGCTGCGATCCACCGATTGATCAATAGCCGCGGCGAAGGCGCTATCGCCACTTTGCTCGGCTCATCCCGGGAAAAAGGCGGCAATGTTCGCCTGCTGGCGCAATTGCGCGGATCAATGCAGCCGGCCGATTTTCAGCAAATTGGCGGCGTGTTGCTCACTGAGCTGGGGCACAACAATGCGACTGGACGTTTTAGCCTGTCGCAGTTCACGACAAATTGGGATAAAGTTTCCGATCGGGCCAAGAGCATTTTATTCTCGCCTCAGCACCTACAAAATATTGAAGACATCGCCGAGATGGGCGGCCACATCAAAGGTGCGCTACGGGAATCCACCACCTCGCATTCGGCCGGTCTTCTGGTTCTCCTCGATGTGGCGAAGGATGCGGCTTTACTGGGCTCCGATATTGCCTCCGGCGGGCTTGGAGCCGGCTCCGCCATCGGTGCAGGAACGACAGCAGGCGTATGGATGCTGGCGCGATGGCTTGGCAATCCTGCCATCGCATCATCGGCGGCGGCATGGAACCGGGCGCGGCTCGGATATCTGGGTCACCCGACGCCAACACGCCTCGCCGTTTTCAACATCGCCACTAGGAACCTCAGCCACAATACTGGGGTGCCAGCTGAACACATATTGTCGCGTAGCGCGATCCCAGCAAGTGGCCGCTCCGAAGTAGAGCAGCCAGAAGGTCAAGGCTCCGTCAGGCGATAGATTGATGACCATAAAGCTCCAGACGAACAAATAAGGATATTGCGTGATGCTGCGCATCATAATCGCTCTACTAACTCTTCTATACGGGTCCGCCGCCTTTGCCCAGGGCGTAATCCCCGTCGCCCTTGCACAACAGTCGGACGCCAACGGCCGTCCCCTATCCGGGGCACTACTATATATCTATCAGGTCGGCACGGTGGCAACACCCCAGAATTCTTTCCAGGATTTTGGCCTGACTTTGATCAATCCATGGCCGCTACCGGCCGACAGCACCGGCCGCATTCCCATGTTTTATTTGGCCAATGGCCAGGTGCATGTCCGCCTTACGGATAGCACTGGTGTGGTGATCTTCGACATCCCCAACATGCAGGTGGTCGGCCCGTCCAGCGGTTCAGGCGGCGGCGGCGGCCCCGGCGTCGATCCGACTACCATCGCCTCGACCGGCGACATCAAATACCGCATGACCGGCGAGGTGCTCACAGGCTGGGTCAAGGTGAACGGCCAGAGCATCGGCTCCGCCTCGTGCATTGGCTGCACCGGCCGCACCAACGCCGACACACAGAATTTGTACACATATCTCTGGGCCAATTGCACCGATGCCCATTGCCAAGTGGTCGGCGGCCGTGGCGCGACTGCGCTCGCTGACTTCATGTCAAACAAGCCGATTACCCTGCCCGATCTGCGCGGGCGGATGCTCGTGGGCCTCGACGACATGGGCGCCATGGCGGTGGGTCGCATTGCGAACAGCAACATCACCTCTGGCGGAGGCGACCTGCCGACTACGCCTGCCGCGACTGGGGGCGAGGCCAATCATACGCTGACGGTCGCGGAGCTGGCGAACCATAATCATGCGCTGACCGATCCGGGCCACAAGCACACGATCACCTCGTTCCGGTCGGCTCAGATTACAAACACTACCGCGAACGTGGCGGGATGGCTTGCCGCGCCGCCAACGACATCGCAGTCAACCGATGTCGGCGCAGGAACATTCGGCGGCGACGTGGGCGGGACCGGTATTTCGATCGCGGCTGCCGGCAGCGGCACGGCCCACAACACGATGGCGCCCTTTGCCCTCGGCTCCTGGTACATCAGGCTGTAACACCCATGTATGGCAATCCTCCGATTTTCCTCCCGCCGACGAGCAATCGGGAGGACCTGCTGATCTCCTGCTCGATCTACGATGACGACACCGGCGATCCGGTCAATCTATCGGCGACCGCGACCGCGAGCGGTATGGCGTTCACCGGCACGTCCTGGCAGGTGACATCCGGCGCGGTCTCGGCGCCGTTCACAGGCTCGCTGACCATCCCCGTGCCGCCGATCGGCAACGAGCTGTCGGCGCTGACGCTGGCGCCCGTCATCGGCGCATTTACGCCGGGCAATGCGGTCAAAATCGCTGACCCGACCGGCAACAATTACATGCTCGGCACCGTTACGAGCTATGTCCCGGCGACGGGGGCGATGGTGGTCCAGGTTGGCTCGACATTCCAGTTCGAGATACGCCGCGGGGCGCCGCGCAATGACGGCTCCGGCTATGTGCCATATTACGATTTTGGCACGCCGGATGCCGCCGCTCCCCTGATCAAGGCGGCGCTCGGCACCGGGGTCACCATCATCGACATCGGATTTCTGCAGATACTCATCCCCGAGATCACGGTGCGCCAGCTCTGGCTCGGCACCTATGACGCCTATCTGTCGATGTTCGATGGGGTCGCCACGCGCCAGGTGTTCATTGCCAAGCTACCGGTGCTCTATGGCGGCGTTACGAATTGAGCCAGGAAAACGGCCCGGCGCTGCTCGTCCTGCTGATCGTGATCGCCGCCGTCACTGCGATCTTCATCGTAATCATCAATCATTTCGCGATGTGAGGGAGACACATGTACAATTCTGTCGTCATTTCCAGCGGGCACGGCAAGTATGTGCGCGGCGCGAGCGGCTATCTCGACGAGGTCGACGAGGCCCGTCGCGTGGTCGACCTGACCGCGGAAATGCTGCGCTCGCGCAATGTCAAGGTGAAGACCTTCCACGACAACACGAGCCATGATGTCAGTACCAACCTCAATACGATCGTCAATTACCACAATGCGCAGACGCGACAGCTGGACATCAGCGTCCACTTCAATGCCTACGAGACCACATCGAAGCCAATGGGCGTCGAGTGCCTGTACGTCACGCAGGAAAGCCTGGCCCGGCAGATTTCTGCGCAAATTGCCATGTGCGGATTCATCGACCGGGGACCAAAATATCGCAGCGATCTGAAGTTTCTCAATTCGACCGAGATGCCGGCCATACTGATCGAGACCTGCTTCGTGGACTCCAAGTCGGACGCCGACCTATACGAGCGCGAATTCGACGTCATATGCGACGCCATCGCCGATGTCATCGGCGGCGATGATGCCGGGTCCAACCCGGTACCGCCCGATCCGCCGCCGGCAGGCGAGCCGCTGTTCCAGGCGACCGGCAAGGTGTCGTGGTTCGGGGGGCCGAACGATACCGGCGTGAGCCCATCCGAGGGCCTGGCGTTCATCTACAATGTCGACGAGGCCCAGCATCTGTTCCTGCCCTACCAGCCATCCGGCACGGCCGGTCTCGCAAGGCGGCTGAACATGTGCGTCCCGTATGTGGCATGCCGCTGGGACTATACGGTCACGCCGAAGCCTACCTTGCTGCAGCATCTCGCCTATGTGCGCAATCCGCGGACTGGACATGGTACGCCGTGCTTTCCTGCCGACTGGGGGCCGCATGAAGACACCGGACGCGTTGCCGATGTGAGCCGCGCCGTGATGGAAATCCTGGGGCTGGAGACTGACGACACCGTCGAGGTCATCTATCCCTGGGGGGAAGGCGAGCCATGAGCCCAGGGCCAGTCGAGGAGGCTGGAAAGGCCGTTAGTGGAATCGTCGAGGGTCTGAGGCAGCAGCCCGCCGTGCTGGCGATGACTGTAGTGATGATAGGACTGCTGGTGTTTGCCTTCTATGCGCTCAATGTAGGGGCCAATTTTCGCAACATGATGATCGCGCAGCAGCATGAGTATCAGAAATACGTCACCGACATTCTGTCGCGTTGTGTCGTGTCGCCACCTTAAGGAGACTTGCACGCCAGCGTGACGGCGCAAGGATCATCGGGGCGTCCGGCGACCGTCAGGCCGACGCTCAGCCCACAGGCATCACACTTGACCACCATCACTCCGCATCGCGGCGCCGGGTAGGGCAACTTCACCTCGCACGTCGGCCCAGTCCCGGCGGCGCGGAGGTGCTTGCCGTTCGGATAGGCCGGATTGGACGGACACTGCGGCTCCCGCCCGCTGTCGATAAATATGACGGAGTGAGCCATTTAGGGTGCCTCCATTCTTGGGCCTACCAAAATCGACGGTGGCTCGGGAAAGCCTTCGGGACGATGCCACATGTGCAGGGTATAGGGATGGATGTCGACGTATTGCGAGCGCCGCGGATGGAACTGCACCACGCAATCCTCGTCGCCCCAGAACAGGCCCTTGACCCAGCACATCTCCCGCCAGTTGGGCGGACGCCGAGAGGTCGAGACGCTGACATGCTCCCAGCCGCGGGCATTGGGGTCCTCGATCGCGTCTGATGCCACGATCGCCAGCTCGGCGCCGCACGGGCCCTGCACAATGAACATGCCGCACCCCTCATAAGCCGGCGTGCTGGCCCATGGGCCAGTTCGTACCCGGCCGCACTCGAGCTTTTCAGGCAGCGGAAGCTTCATGCTCTAAGGGCCTCATGTCGGCTCGCTCATCGCTCTGCCTCTGGTTGGGGCGGGGCCGGCTGGCACCATGCGTTCTTGCCGTTCCGGATTGGTCGCCAAACCCCACATTCGCAGCGCTCGACGAACTGGTCGCCTCGCTTGTCCACACGCACTTTATTGGCCTGATGGTCGCACTCCATCACGATGCCGATCGGCACTTCCCGGCTTTGATCCGTGTTTGTTCCCATGCTGTAACCATTTGATTTAATTGGACAACGTCAGCATTCACTCCATCTTGGCGAAGCCGCTCTCTTCGAGCGTTATGGCCGCGTTGTCGCTTCGCCATTGCATTGACGAGCGTCGTCAAATTCTTGAGTCCCCAATCTCCCATGGCCTCGTTGACGATCGTGCATACAAGTCGAACATTTCCTGGAACATACCCGAGTGTCGGAACGATGCGATCGAGACTTGGTCCAAACGGCGCCTTTTTTACCCCGGGAGACTCAAATGGCACTCCACTTATGGCGCAGCACCAGTTTTGATCCACAAAGAGTTCGTCGATGAAGCGCGCATTTATGGCGAATGGCACTCGCTTGGCCTTTGCGCGCTCACTTGCTGCGCGCGCGGTACGCTGGCAATAGAGCCAGAATTTTGGGCGATCCTTCCCGGAGGAATTCTGAGTTGATCTGCGCCGTGAACGCCCGGGGCTGGGTGGCACAGTTTCGGCACAGATACGTTCCGATGTTCTGCTGTTGTTCATGTTCAGTTCCCACGTTTTACGACGAAAAATCGTTATATTTCAATGAAGCGACTCGTTTACACCGAGAGGGTCGGCGGTTCGAGTCCGTCACCGCCCACAACAAAATCAACCACTTAGTATGGTATCCTCCCCCCAAAGTGGCACAGATATGGCACAGAAACCCTCATTTCCGTATCTGATAGTCGGCTTGATGATGGCCGTAGGTGCGCTCCAGGATGATTGCCGACATGCCGAGCTGCTGTGCGGCATCCCAAATATTGACGCCGTCGCGCATGAGCCAGGTGGCGCGGGTATGACGTAGGGTATGGGGCGTAACCTTGCCGTCGAGGCCGGCACGGCCGACTGCGGCCTGCCAAGAGCGGCGAAGCTTGATGACCTGGCCGCCATTGTAATGGCAGATGAACAGGGGGCGGATGAGTTCCGGCTCATTGCCAACGGACATGGCATCGATCCGCCACCAGCGGCGCACGTGAGCGAGGATGCCAGCTGCCAGCCGGATCGGCGGTGTGCGCTTGGTACTCTCGGTGGCCCCAGGAGCCCGTCGCCGCATCAGGCCGGTGTCGAGGTCGATCCAGTCCCAGCGCGCGCCCAAGATCGCCCCGGCGCGGCTGCCGGTGTAGAGGCCGAGAAGGACGAACCGGCGCAGGTGCTCGACATCACGGGCAGCCCATAGCAGGCGTGCCGCCTCCTCGCGGGTCAGCCAGCGCTCCCGTGCCGCTGGCTTGTCCGGGAGCACCACGAATGGGATCGACGGCAAAGGACCGTATTCGCGATGCCAGTATCGGATCGCGGCCCGCAGCGTTTCCAGATCGCGGCGGGCAGCCACCGGAGGTCGTTCGGCGGCATAGGCCCGGCAGGTCCGGGCCGTGACATCGGCGAGCCGTTTGTCGCCCCACCATCGCGCCAGGTTGGCGATGGTATGCACAATCTTGCTTGCGGAGCGTTTATGTGGCACGTGCTCCCGGCTATAGGCTAGGAGGACATCGGCAATCGACGGCGTCGGAGTAGGGGCCGGGCGGTACTTGTTGCCGATGTATTTGGCAAGCGCCCCTTGAGCCCCTCCAACGTCATTTTCAGGGCAGCCTGTGCGGCCGAAATACGTTCCGTCTCGGATAATCCACTCGCGTCTGATGCGATCGAGGACGAGCCTCGCAGGGGACCGTGGACGCGGCATTTTTGGACCATCTCGCGGATTTGCTGGGGGGTGGTGAAGAAGCGCCTGCCGATGCGGAACACTGTCAGGTTGCCACGGTCGATCTCCGAGCGCAGCGTGGCGACCTTGATCTGATTACCGAACAGCAGGTCGCAGGCATCCTGGAGCGTCAGCAGACGGTCGTCCGGGATATCCGGAGGAGATAATCCGGTCATGCTGCCCTCATGTCTTTACGTTGCGTTGCGTTGCGTTGCGGAGCGGAGCGATGCGAAGAGCCGAGGGGTGCTGCGGCGTGCAGCGTCGCGATGCGTGGCAGAGCGCAGCGATGCGGTGCGATGCGATGCGACGAGATGCGTTGCGGAGCAGTGCACGGCGGAGCGGCGCGGCGTGGCGCGACGTGAAGCTCATGGTGCCCCCTGTATTACGTTGCGTTGCGTTGCGTTGCGGAGCGGAGCGCTGCGGAGCGGCGCAATGCGGAGCGACGCGAAGCGTAGCGTTGCGGCGCGTGGTGGTGCGGTGAGCCGCGTCGCGATGCGGGGCGGCGCGAAGCGCTGCGATGAGCCGCGTTGCAGGACGGGGCGGCGCGCTGCACTGCTGAGCATCGCAAAGCTCACGCTCTTTTTTGGTGGCGCGGCAACGCCAGAACGCTGGTGATGTTGACGATGCCGCCGTCCCGCCTCTCGATCTCCTCCCGCAATCTGGTGCGGAGCGACTGCGAAGTGTTGCTGCGGATGGCGGAAATCACGCTGCGGCCGATGTCGAACGCCAATCGGTCATCAGCCGTAAGGGCCTGAATGTTGACCTGCTCCTGACGTTTCTGCGCGACGCTGGTTGCCCGTCTGATCCTGTTGATTGGATGGATGGTTGCCAGGGTAGCAACTTGGGTGTTGGTGGCGCGGACGACTCCGACCCCGCGCTCGGCCGCAAAGACAATGCCACGCTGTTTTTCCAATACACGTCGCGCGCTGGACAGGACATAGCGGTCGCGGCCTTCGATGTTCCGGCCGGTGGCCGATGACATCTCAGCATAGGTTGCCCTGTCGCGGGAGACCAGGAAGTCGATGAGCCGTTGCGTGTCGGCGCTCAATTCTAGTGTGGGTTTCATGTGCGAACCTTTCGTTGCGATGCGAAGCGATGCGGTGTGCTGCGGCGCGCCACAGGGTGGCGCGAAACGTGGCGACGCGGAGCGGTACGGAGCGGAGCGCTGCGGGGCGACGCGGTGCACTGCGACGCGGAGCGGGGCGCGGCGGAGCGGAGCGGGGCGGGGCACCGCGGCGAGAAGTTCATGTGGCCAGCTCCGGGAACTTTCGTTGCGTTGCGGTGTGATGCGTTGCGCTGCGGGGCACAGCGGCGCGGGGTACTGCGACGCGATGCGACGCGGAGTGCGGCGTAGCGGTACGCAGCGATGCGGCGTGAAGCTCATGTGGCCAGGGACTTTCGTTGCGGTGTGATGCGTGGCGATGTGCGGCGACGCGTTGCGGCGCGGAGTGCCGCGTTGCGCGGCGGGGCGCGGTGCTGCGATGCGTCGCGCCGCAAAGCTCATGCTGCAGATGCCATCGCATTGACGACAAAATCCTTGATGACAAACCGTCCATAGTGGCCATTGTTTCGCGGTCTGAACCGGCCGAGGCCGATATACTGCCCGCTGCCCTCACATACATCCTGCAAGATCGTGTTGCCGGTACGCTGCGATGTGTGCAGGCAAGTTTCGTCAAGGACAATGACCTCCACTTTTCCTTCCCATGACGGGAGGACCGGATAGGTTTTCCATACTCTCTTCCCGCTCCCGCGGCGACCGTCGGCAGGCAGAAACAAGGTTTCGCTCTCTACATCCTTGGCCAATATGCCTAGCGAGATCGGCTTGATCACAGCGAGCCCCGCCTCGAAGTGTTTCGTATACGTTGCCTTGCCTTTGCCCGGAACTCCGATATTCATGAACTTGGCACCCTCTGACAGGCAGTTTTTGATTGCGGAAGGCGGGATGAACACCTTCTTGTCGCGGTCGACATGGAGATGCGCTCGCCATGTACGCTGCCGGTAATCGTCGTGCGACTCGTTCGGCTGCATATCGGAAAGGTGCGGCTTTGATTGGCTGTACGACGCGATGCCTGTGATAACAAAATTTACGATGATGGGCATGTTTGGGTCCTCCGTTATGGACGTAGCGGGGCGGAGCGGAGCGGGGCGGGGCGGAGCGGTGAGCCGCGTCGCGGCGCGACGAGGAGAGCGGTCATTATTCGTCTTTCAGTTGCCGTTCCCGTCGGGCATAGGCATCAGTCAACGCAGTGACATCGGGCGGGAACATCTTGCTTTCCACTGGCTCGACAATGGCCGCATACACATTTGCCAATTCATCCTTATCCTTGGCTGCCACCATTTTTGCGGTCACGTACCTGTAAAATGCCTCCGTGTCTTCATGGCTGGGGACACCATTACCGTTGGCGGCTTTGAGCTGCGCCTTGCGCGCGGCGGCAAAATCTCTGAGCGATATCAGTTCCTCATCCGTGAGCTTAGCTTTTTGTCGTTCTTGTTTCTGCTCGGGACTATTGAGCCATGACGTCAGTTTGTCCGGATCGTGCGCGGTGCGGATCACATCGCGCGTCACGCATATGTATTGAAGCGCGGCCGAGCGGTCGGTAGGTTGCTCGATGATGACGCCGTCCTCGTCATGGGGCGGGATGACGGCAGGGGTCTTTCGATTTTTATTCCAGAATCTTTCTCTTGCCCCATCCGTCTCCGTTTCGGTAGCCGGCCGGGGAACAGCACGAGCTGCATTTATCATGCCTTGGCCTATACGTTCGGCGTCAACCTCGTGGGCGTATTCGGTCGCCGCGCCGCGCTTGTCGGGAGGCAACTTTGCAATATCACTGTTACGGGCTCTGGCCGTTTGATACTTTCCGGCCAGATTGCCATCATCGTCGACCTCGCCGCATGCAATGTTGAAGATCATCGAGAGCAAGTACCGGCGACCATACGTTACGGCCGATCCAGTCGCATGCGTCCTCGTCATTACCTCGTTGCCCCTGGCGCCTTTGCCATCCGCGGGCATGGAAATGCTGTAATGCTTGGAATATCCGCCCTTCGAGACGGTGCAAGTAATAGTGACATCATCCACTCTCTGAGCGGAATCCGTTCCGAACGTAAGAGCAAACCCGTATTTTGTGTAAATCGGCCTGACAACGGCATCCATGGATGCATAGCTTGCGTAGCGGCTGCGCGTTTGCGGATTATTGGAGTCGAACCCGACCACGGAAATTTCGGATTGCGCCGCAGCCATGGCCTCGTTCCAGCTCGCCTCCGCATTTCGCAGAGTGACGCGCTCGTGCATTTCCATCATCTTTTCCAGCCGATCGATCGGAAATGATACGTCCCGCGCAACCCGCTCAATCATATGGACGAGCGCTTGGCTGTCAGTTGGGAGCGTTCCAGCGTGAGTGATCTGCTGGGTTGTTATTTGCGTGTTCATTTGTGCTGTTCCTTGCTTCGGCGAGTGCCTGTTTCAAGCGTTTGAGATAGTCGGCGTTGTCGTCGCCGACATTCGGTATGGCCTCGACGGCCTCAATTTCGTCTTCGAGGTCGCAGATGTCCTCGGTGATGTCGCCGTAGCTGCAAATGGTGCAGGCCCAGGTTTCGAGGCCGAGAACCGACCAGCCATGCAGGATACGGTGATGTGCTTCGCAGCAGTCGCACGAGCCGAAAATCATGATGATGCTCCCTGAATGCGAGATTTGCGCACAATGTCGGCGGCGATCTTGAGCCCACCTGCCATCGCTTCGTTCCGTTTTATTTGCGCAACAGTGCCCTCCCCGGGGACCTTGCTTACAGCGCTATTGCCAGCCACGATCTCGTCTGCGCGCTTTTCAAGATACGCGGCCAGTTCATCCAAACTTTCAAATAGGAACGTCATAGATACCTCTCCCCCATTTCCTCGCGCGAGATCGCATTGTCGAAATCATCATCGGAGACCGGCGCGGGCCGCAGCTTCCGGCGCATCTCGTGGCGCTCGCGTGATTGCTTGCCGAGAAGCTTGGCAAACTCCATCAGCCAGTCGTCTTCGTGCCGGCGCGGCGTTCCATGATCACGGCAATGCGAATAGCCGCTGTCGCCCGGACCGAATTCCCCGCCGCATTGGCTGCAGTAAGTCTTGGCGAAGCGGGGCGCCGTATTGACGATCGGCTGCACGACCTGCTCGGCGACCTTCGAGGCCGGGGCGAACGGGTTCAAACCAAGGTGTTCGTGTTTCATGGCCGGCTCAATGTCTTGCGATAGTGGATGTCATATCCGGCGCCATAGCCGCGCTTGTAGGCTTGCCGCGTGGCTTCGCCCCATGCCGGAGAGTCATTGATGGGCCGGCCTTGCTGGCCATCGTCGTAGCCCTGGAGGAACAGACGACGATGCGCTGGTGAGAAACCACCGCTGTATCGGGTGCGAAGCTCTCGTTCGGTGATGCTGGTCATGTCTGTCTCCCGATCTGATGGGTCATTCCGGGATCGGCGTCGCCGATCCGCCATTGAGAAAATGCACGCGCCACATGGCCTGCATTTCGTCGGGGAAATCGGCAATCCCTTCGAATCCGCCGTCAGGCGAAAAATATCCGACGACGTAAACTAGATCGTCATTATCGGCATCGATTTTGCCAGGTCGATAAATCCAAGACATTGTTGTCTGTCTCCCGCGCTTGCTGTCAGAAGTTCCAGCAGACAGCGCTATGTCTATCGGCGATCTTGCGCGCCTCGGCCTTGCCGGACACATCGAACGTGTTGATGACGTGGTGCCCCACGTCGCAATCACACCCAACTTGCTCCAATTGGTACGTTGAGCACTTGCAAATCAGACCGCGCAGCGAAGGGCTGCGGGTGATGGTGATGGTCTTGCGGTTCTTGCTGGCGAAATAGTGAGCGTACATGTCTGTCTCCCGCGCTTGCTGATGGGGAGACATTACCACAATGGTAATGGCGGTCAATACCCTTAAGGTAACAAAATTGAGAAAATTTTTTGGTTCCTATTTCGTTCCCGCTCTTCGCGATGGCTTACTATCTGGCGTCGGCAGCGGCTCCAGCTTGGTCATGACATGCCAAGCCTGTTCCATGTAGGCTCGCACCGCTTCGCGTTGTCGCGGGTTCCTGTACCCGTCCAGCACCACCTTGTTGAAATCGGAGGAAATATCGAACGGTGTTACATCGAACTCATTGGCCAGGACAATGGCCTTGTCGTCCGGAATGGCAGCTTTGCCACGGCGCCATAGACTAAGTTGCTTGCCACTCACGCCGATCTTCTTGGCTATCCTGGCTGCGCTTCTGTAGTCGTTCTCGATCAACTGATTCAGCTTCGACATACCAAAAAGGTAACGGCAGGCAGACAAATTGTCTGTTCCCATGTGGGTAACAGGGGCTTGACATCCGTTACCGTCGGGGTAATGATCAGGCATGAAGCTGGCAGATTTTCTCTTGAAGCACAGGATATCGCAGGCCGAGTTCGCCGGTTCGATCGGCGTTACAGGTGCTTCGATCAGTCGATGGATCAGCGGCCATCGCTTTCCGTCTGCGACGATGATGCGCAGGATTCGCGAAGCGACCGGGGGGAAGGTTAGTGCCGACGATCTCCTGGAGCCATCGGCCCCGACGCAGGGGCGTGCCGCATGATCGATCAGATAGGCACGACCTTTGGGAGCGCCCCAAATGGGCGTCACGCGGATCAGCTTCATGTGGGCTTCCCCGTAAAATCTCAGGACGACCACTGGGATTTTTACCGGCTGCCCGTCCAACATGTCGGTTGTGCGACAATGTGTCAATTGTACCTGCAACCATATCTGCAACCCACGGATGGTTTCCGTGATGGAACCACCAGGTTCCCCAATGAGGCTCATTGTGAATCATTATGGTCATCCGGGCCTCCCTGTGGTTTCGCAATGTCAATCCCCTCATCTTGGGGGGATGCTGCTCCATGAAGGTACTATTGACAAATCCCTCCGGAGAACTGCGGGGCGCTGGAACCGCCGAAATATTCGGCCATGTCGAACGATTGCATGCCCTCGTTCACGAATTATTTCCGAAGAAACCAGCTGCCCATCTGGCTGATCTGACCGGACTTTCGGTCCGCGCATGGCACAAGTCGCTGCGCGATCGCCGTAATTTCAGCACCGCCGCCCTGCTGTTCCTTTTTCGCAGCCGACATGGGCCGGCGTTCCTGCACGCTTTTATCGGCGACGACTGCCGCGAGCGTTGGTTCGTCGAATTCCAAATCATGTGGAGGCGTGTAGAAATAGAGCAATGGGAACGCGATCTCAGGGGGATCGACGATGACATTGCTGCGTCGACTGCTGCACGCCGTCACCAAGGCAATGGTGCGCCTAGACAAATGGGTGCACCGCCAGGCGGGCGGAAACCGTGAGAGGCGATCAAACCATTGATGATGGTGTCTGCGGGATTAATGCTTTGCTCGATCCCGCAGATGCGGCGCCCGTACCGGCGGGCGCGACGGCTGCTGCTTGCCACGACCAGGCGGCAGCCGACCGGTTCTGGACCAAAGGGCTATGGCCTGCCGCACGGACGGCGGAGCTGTTGCGGCTGCGCGAGTGCGCCATGTCGGCGGGGCAGATCGCTCGGGAACTCGGGATTACGCGCAATGCCGTGATGGGCAAGCTGAGCAGGATGGGGCTGTGCAAGCCGCGGACACGGATGACGCTCGAGCGGTACAGGCTGCAGCGCCGCGAGCAGAAGGCCCGGCGCAGGGCGAGACTTGCAGCCGCGCGGCCTCCTGTGATCGTACAGGCGCCTGACGTTGTGCCACCTGTGCCGTCGCCCATGCCGCCTGTAGCGCCCCGCCGCCGCACTGCCGGTCATGGCGTGACGATCTGGGACCTGAAGGATTGCAGCTGCCGGTGGCCGCTGTTCCATGGCGACGAGCCCTTTCACCAGAAATTCTACTGCGGGGATGAGGCCATCAGCGGCGCACCGTACTGCGGCGAGCATTTTCGTGTTTCGCGTGCGGGGGGTGGGCGGGCATGAGTCTTTCGCTTGATGATCTTCCGCGTGCGCATTTCAAGGCGTTAGTTGCCGACCCGCCCTGGCATTTCCGCGCCCGCACCGCCCTGCAAATGAGCAATTGGACGAGCCGCCGCGACGCGGAGAAGCATTACGATGTCATGGGCGTCGATGATATTGCGTCGCTTCCCGTCAAGGATCTCGCGCACGCTGACGCGCATCTTTTTTTGTGGACGACAGGCCCATGTCTGCGCCAAGCGTTCGATGTGATCGAGGCGTGGGGCTTCCGATACTCCGCCCTGGCGTTTACTTGGGTGAAGCTGAAGCGCTCGCATCAAGTCATGCAATTGCGGGCGGTGCCGCTCGATGAATGCGACCTGCATGTCGGTCTTGGACTGACGACCCGCAAGAATGCAGAGTTTGTCCTGTTGGGCCGCCGAGGCAACGCCCGCCGCATCGCCAAGGACGTCCGGGAAATCATCCTCGCCCCGGTGCGCGAGCATAGCCGCAAGCCAGACGAGATATTTGATCGAGTGCGGCGATACTGTGAGGGACCCTATATTGAACTATTCGGCAGGCAGTCGCGACCAGGCTGGACGACTTGGGGCAACGAGGCCACGAAGTTCGACAAGCCCCAACGGGTGCAGGCTGCCGAATGATCCGCGCCCGCACCCATAAGTTTGTCCGCCATCATGCCGTCGAGGATTACCTACGGCTGGGCTGGCTGGCGACGGACGCGCTATGCGGCACCTATCACGGGCAATTCAGCATGCACATGGTTTGGCTGTGTGCCTGTACGCCGGCCGAACCGGTGCGCGAGTCGTAAATCATGTCTGCGGGCGCCTCGACCAAATGGTTCTGGAGCGACTGGCTGGGCGACCAGGAGGTACGCCGGCTGACGCCAGCCGAGCGTGGGGTGTGGATTGATCTATTAGGCTTGATGGCAGCAGCGAGCCCTGTCGGATATCTCTGCGACGGCAAGGGGAACCCAATCTCGGATGCCGAGCTAGCCCGCGTGACAAACGCCGGCACGGTCGAAGAGGTTCGGAAACTCGTCGACGGGATTCTCGAAAAGGGCGTTGCCAGCCGCGACCGGTCCGGACGGTTGCTTAACCGGCGCATGGTGCGAGATGTGACCACGGCTCGCAAGAAGTCCGAAGCAGGCAAGTTGGGCGGCCAAGCAACCGCCGAGAAACACTGGGGAAAACCATCCCTGCCACAGCACGTGCCGCGGCACCTGCTACAGCAGGGGTGCTACGCCCCTATACCTTACCAAGAAAGAAATAAAACCTCTTCCTTTGGTGCCGCGCGCGCGAAGGCACCGGCGAGAGCCGGGCCTGAGAACGCGCACGGTGTCGGGCCGGGTGCCCCAATCAACGGGCACAGCCTGGAGAAGCAGCCTGAGTGCGGGAAACCTCCTACGGGTGGGGGGGCCGGCCTGCTCGTTGAAGCGGCGAGCCGGCCCCCCCATGAAATCTTTGAAAAAGAAAAGAAAGCGACTGCCGATGAAGAGCCGGAGTTGGCGAGGATACGGGCCAAGGCTCCGTCTGAGTTGACGCTGGGGGAAATCAACATGCTGCAATTTGGAATTCGCCGATGAGCATGTTCCCGTTATGTATCAATATGTTCGCGGAATGTTTCACGTGAAACTCAGGCCCGGCTCTCGCCGGTGCCGCGGGAGGTGGCGATGACCATGCGCTGGATAGTCGTGTGCACCTCTTCGGCCGCGCAGCCACGCGTCTGTGTGGCGCTGCAAAACTGCTGGCATGAAACATTCATGCCGATGGAAAGCTACTGGAAATGCTACCGCGCCGGTGAAAAATGGAAGGCGTTCGACGTGCTGTTCCCCGGCTATGTATTCGTGCGGATCGACTTGCTGCGACTGCATGAAATCACGGACATCGAGGGCGTCCGCAAGGTGCTGCGCTCGGCCGATGGCAAGCCAGTAGCCATTGCCGATGGCTTCATCGAGGCGCTGCGGCGCGCCGTGACCAACCGGATATTCGACCGCACGCGCAATTACGGAATTGAGGCCGGAACCGAGGTTCGCATCATCGATGGGCCATTTGCCAATATGGTCGCAAGGATCAAATCAGCGTCACCGAAAAACCGGGCGCGAGTGCTCATGGAATTTCTTGGCAGGCTCATCGAGGCAGAAGTTCCCGTTGACAAATTGCAGAAAGTTGGGGGATAACCGCGATGGCGGATGGTTGTGGCACACCACCTGGGTGGCGATCGCCGCCGACGGCCACACCCGGCTGGACTGGGTCGCCGCCTCATGGGCCGCTTCAGTGGCCGAGAAAAAGCTTGCCTACAATCGTTACAGTCAAAACCAGATTGAAGCCGACCATCCATTTGAGGACTTGCAGCTCTCCTCGCATCGACTCGAAGCCGGCAATTTCTTCGGCAGCCTCACGCTTCATCTTCCGGAACATTCGCTGTCCGCAGAGCGCGGTACAAGTTAGCCATCATGAGCGCCATGCTTTTCTCCGATTACAGACTGCAGAAAAATCATCAGGGAATTTTTCGCAGTGATCACCGACGCTGACAAGCTCAAATGCGCCCAGCGTGAACTGATGCGCCGCAAGCGCATCTACACGAACCGCGTCTACACCAAGCGCATGACGCTGCGCGAGGCCGATCTCGAACTCGCCGCCATGGCCGCCATCGTCCACGATTATGTCCGACTTTGCGAAGCAAATGTCGAGCGGCTCGCCGACAAGGAACACCTGCCGATGGTAACGGTACGCCATCGGGAAGATGGGTCCGGATCAATTCTGGAACGCCGAAAAAAGGGAATTTCCCATGCTTAGCGCCAAATCACTGCACGCGTCCGGCCGCATCAGCGACAAGCAAATGAAAAAACTCGCCGTGCTGCGCGCTACCCGCTCGCAGAAATCCAAGATGGCGCCGTTCGAACAAAAAACCAAGGACGAGGGGCGCCTCGGCAACAAGGGCAAGTCGCCAGTGAACGAGATCAACAGCGCAACTCACCAGGACCGCGGTGGGCGCTACGGAACACCGATCAAACATGGCCGCGCCGGCCCCGAAGGCCAACTGCACAAGGGCCACATTGACGAGCCAAAACACCAGCACCCGAAGTTCCCATCTGGTGGCGATGTCAAGGCCTCCAACCCGAAGACGGGGAACACGAAAATGAAAGGCAAAATCCCCGCGCAGGGCGGCCTCTACGGCGGCGGCGGGCGCAATACGCAGTAGGCCTCGACCATGCCCTGGACGGGAAAGACCTTCGCCGCAAAACACAACAAGAAGCTCAGCGGCCCAGCCGCAAGTAAGGCGGCGTCGATCGCCAGCGCCATCGTGCGCGGAGGAGGGGACGAGGGAGTCGCCATCGCGACCGCAAACAAGCGGGTGAACAATCTGCGCAAGCGCGGCATGATTTCGGATAAGCAAGCCAGCAAAATCAGACGGTAGTAAGTTACTACCCGACCAAAATGTGAGAAAAATATGCCTTTTCAAAAGGGCTGGAAGGGCGGCCCAGGCCGGCCCAAAACCATCGGCGCCGCCAAATTGTGGAGCATCAAGCAGGCGGCCAGGGAGCATTGCCCGGAAGCTCTGGCGCGCATCGTCAAGCACATGAATTCGGATGACGATCGCGTCTCGCTCGCCGCCTGCATTGCCATCATCGAGCGCGGATTTGGCAAACCGGAACAAAAGGTTGATGGCGAAATAAAACACGCGTTTGCGCTTGTGCCGCAGACAATGCAACGCGACGAGTGGTTGCAAAACCGTGGTCAACCGCTTGCGTTGCCACCGCCCGAGTCAGACAAGGGAAAGCTGAATTAAGACGTTGCGAAGCGATGTGGAGCGATGAGACGTGCAGCCAAGTGTTGCGGCGTGATGCGGTGAGCCGCGCAGCGGTACGATGCGTCACCACGTTGCCACGGTCTGATCCACGCCACAAGCTCAATTGAGGAAACCTATGGCCGAGAAAGAACGCATTCGCTGGCGGGTGCTGTCTCACCAAACGAGCGTGATGCAAGCCTATGTCGAAGCGGCCACCCAAGAAGAGGCCGAGGCGGCGGCGAAGGAGCTAACAAGCATCGCGTGGGATTTTAAAGATGTCGTCGGCGAGACCACGATCATGAGCGTGGAACCTGTAGAGGAGTGACATCGAGTGCGGCCTCGGCGATGACCATCCGGTGGAAAATCTCGTTCAGAGCCGCCTGCAGTCTTGCGTTCTCGGCTTTCAGCCTGGCGTTTTCCTCACGCAGTCGGCGCATCATATCGCTCATGGCGCCACTCCCATGGTCGCACGCATCCGCCTCAGGTATGCACATTCGCATAGTCATGACAACGTGAAAACGGAGGAAACGGACATGTCGAAGAAAAGCCATTCCTATGACGATACGCAGCCCGCAGGGGCACAGACGGCGCCGGCGCAGCCCGCAGAGCCCGATCCGCAAACGCGCGCCAGAGACCTCCTAAAGAGCATGACGGAGGCACAGCGGCACAACGCGCCAGTCACCCCGTTGATGCTCTCGGAACTCGCAGCCATCGTCGGCAGCGTCACCGGTGAGCAGCCACAGGCGCCCCTGCATCAAATCCTCGATGAGCGCGGCCATCCGAGCACCGTGACATTCAAAAAGCAGGATGGCGGCGTCGAGATCATCGACAGCGCCGAGGAGGCGCTTGCCTATGTGCGTTCGCTGCCGGCCGACGCGCAACAGCGCCCGCACTGGGTGACCGCGGATGACAGGCTCGAAGAAGCCGTCAAGTCGATCCAGGGTTCGGACATCTCACCTGGCGTTCGCGCTTTCGAGGCTGCGCTTGCGGCCGATCGCGATGCGGCGCCGCGGCGCGTCGACATTCCGGCCAAGGCCGAGCCGCCCAAGCCGGCGCCGCAACCGGAGCCCGCTGCAGAATATCGCGCATAGACACTGGCGAGAGCCAGATCAGAGGGGATACTCATGCCATCCGATCCGCAGCCGACGCAGCACCACACCGTTGTCGAGATCACCGCGCATTTGCGGGCGCTCTACACCCAAATGATGGGGCAGCAGACGCACAACGCGCCGATCAGCCCGGCCCAGCTCGCCGAGCTGCGAAGCATGATCGAGGAACTGGAGGAGCTGCCGCCACCAGAGCCGCCCGAGGAATGACATGCTTGACCGTGCCATATGGCAGGCCCAGCCCGGTCCGCAGACCGCGCTGATCACCTGCCCCGTTTTTGAAGCGTTCTATGGCGGCGCCCGCGGCGGCGGCAAGACAGACGGCGTCCTCGGCGAGTTCGTCCGGCACGCCGACAACTACGGCGAACACGCCATCGGCGTCATGTTCCGCCGGGAACGCACACAGCTCGTCGAAACCATCGAGCGCTCGCGGTCCATGTATCAGCCGCTCGGGTGCGTATTTCATGAGCAAGACAAGGTCTGGCGGTTTCCCAACGGCGCGAGATTGAGATTTGCCTATCTGGAGCGCGATGCCGACGCCGAGGCCTGGCAGGGCCACAGCTACACGCGCGTTTATCTTGAGGAGATCGGCACCTTCCCGAATGAGGGGCCGGTTCTCAAGCTGATGGCGACGCTGCGATCGGGCGCCGGCGTCCCTGTCGGCTTTCGAGCAACGGGCAATCCTGGCGGTTCCGGGCATTTGTGGGTGAAGCGGCGATACATCGACCCGGCGCCCAATGGTTGGCGCATCATCGTCGACCCACACACGGGCCTGGAGCGCATCTACATACCGAGCCGGGTGACTGATAACGCCTTCCTCGGCCCGGACTACATCCAACGCTTGCGCGCGTCCGGGTCGGCCGAACTGGTGCGGGCCTGGCTCGAGGGCGACTGGAATGCGATCGAAGGCGCGTTTTTCAATGAGTGGTCGCCGAAGAATATCATCCAGCCATTCCATATCCCTGACGACTGGACACGGTTTCGATCGGGCGACTGGGGTTCAGCGTCCCCGTTCTCGATCGGATGGTGGGCGGTCGTGCAGGATGACTGGGCGGTCGTGCAGGGCGCCGTACTACCTCGTGGGGCGCTAGTCCGCTACCGCGAGTGGTACGGCGTCGAAAACCCTGCGGCTGGCGGCAAGGGGCTCAAGCTGACGGCAGAGCAGGTGGGCGATGGTATTGCAAAACGCGAAAGAGGTGACCCCAGACTTTCTTACGGTGTTATGGACCCCTCTGCTTTTAAGGAGGACGGTGGACCCTCAATTATGGAGCGGCTCAACGGCCGTCTTATCGCCGCAGGGCTTGCTTCGTTCCGTCCAGCGGATAACACAAGAGTTGCAGCAAGCGGAAGCCATGATCGCAGAGGGCCGATGTCGGGATGGGATGCTATGCGTGCGCGCATCCGCGGTCAGAGCATGCGGCCTATGGTTTATTGCTTCGACACGTGCGTCGCTTCTATACGAACAATCCCAGTCCTCCAGCACGATCCCAACAAAGCCGAGGACCTCGACACGGAGAGCGAGGACCACGCGGCCGACGACTGGCGATATGCCTGCAGCTCCCGGCCCTGGCGCCGGTTCATAGCGCCGCCCGACCCGGCAAAGGACCCCTATCGCGTGCCAGGGGACGACCGCGATGATGTGGAATCCAGCGTGAAATTACTATGACCAAATTGTTTATCGATTACCCAGCGGGACAAGTCGAGGCGCCCGATGATCTCATGGCTCTTTTTGATGCCGCGCCGAAGATAAAAACGGGAGGGGCGGTAGGATTTCCCAGCAAGAGAACGCGTGAAGGGCGTGCCTATTACAAGAAAGCGGCAGAGATCGAGGCCTCCGGCGGCGAAATAGGAATACCCATGCTATGACCAAACCGCGAGACAATCTCGTCGATAAGTTGCTGGCTTCGCAGGCCGGCAGCGAGCGCGATACCGTCACGCAGGATGACATCCCGGCGCACTTGAATGTGTTTGCCACCATGGAGGCGGCGTGGCGCATGCTGGCCGAGGTGTCGTTTGCCGACCGCCTGACGCCGAAGCAGCTCCAGGACGCCAAGTTCATCTTTTTCCATGGCGTGCAGGCGGCCGCCAACCTGATGATCTACTGCGCCGGGCAACAAAAGTTTGAGGCCGCGGTCGAGCAGATCACCAAGGACTGCTGGGAGTACCAGAAAGAGGCGATGCAGGTGCTGCATGCGCGCAAGCAGGAGCCGATGATTAACGGCGGTGCTCATGATTAGTAATCATGTGGCGATGTAGACGTTGTCCCTGTGTCGCAGCGTGATCCCGGCGCCTGCCGAGCAACCGGTAAGCGCCGGGTAAGCATTCAGCCGGTTTTTTGCCATTCAAAGATGATCACATCGTTGTCGTTCGCCGCCATCACGGCTTCTTCCAGGTCATCCCAGTTGAAATCGAAGTGCTCGAAGTCGAAGGTGTCGTTCGCTATGGCCACGGCCTTCTTCTCAAAGTCGAACTTAGGCTGATTGTCGTTCGCCGGGATGCGCACGTTCCAGCCTCGATGCATCTGGTCGTGGTGGAAGTTGCACAGCGCCATTAGGTCTTCGGGCAGTTCGTTGCCGATGTGGTCATAGTTCAGATGGTGAACGACGTCGCATCGCCGGCCGCAGCCGGGGTATTCGCACATCCAGCCGACGCGGCGTTTGTGCTCCTGGCTGGTCTTACGCCAGTGATGCGAACGCTGGTACTGCTTGCGCAGCCATTCGGACTTGGTCGCGGGCTTCGATGCGTATTCGCCTGATTTGGGTTTCATGATGTCGTGCTCCAGTTGAGAACGACCCGCATACTGTCACCCGAACGGCGACTGTCAACAAGGCCAGAGGCCATCGGCGAGCTGATCACCGCAGTTTACCGCAGTTTTGACCGCAGTTAAAAAATATTGGAGGCATCCATGGATCGTGATGACAATGGGCGTTTTGGACTAAAGAACCGTTGGGCCAATCGTCCCGGAAATTGTCTCAATCGAGACGGGCGACGCGGAAAATATGGGCGCCGTGCGTGCTGTCCTAACGGTAGAAATTGGACTCAGGGGCCCCCATCGGTAGATTTTGCCGGACCGCTCAGGGCATTCTGGATGGTTGGATATCATCATCTTCGGCGCGAAGAAGAGCGTATCATTACGACCGCAATTGACCTCACTGAACGGGAAATATTTGAAATGGCCCTAGAGGGCCCGCCATGATTGGCACCATCATCGGCCTGATCCTGCTGGTCATCGTTTGCGGCGTCGTCTACTGGGCGATCCAGCAGCTGCTGCCGCTCATCCCGCTCGCCGAGCCGTTCCGCACCATCCTGCGCGTGCTGCTCGTCGTCCTCGTCGCCGTCGTGGCCATATGGTTCATCATTGTACTGCTCGGCATGGCCGGAATTCACGTTCCGACGTTCCATGCCTGAGGATACAAGATGACAATCGAGACATATGATGATGACTTCCCGGTCAGTGAACTGTGGGAGCTGTCAATGCGGGCGAAAAACCGATTGGAGCGAGATTATAGAACCGTTGGCGAAGTGCGCGCGGCCTCAGACGGAGAGTTATGGAGAGCACCTAACTTTGGCTATGTTTCGCTAAAGGAAGTGAGAGAACTGCTTGGAACCAGCGCCAATCCAGCCCCGATCGACGTGCATTGCATTAGAGACCGCGATGAATGGAGGGCCAAGGAAAGGGATAGAAGAGCCAATTCACCTTGGTACGAGTTCTGCCTGTGATGCTCACCGGCGCGCGAGAGGACACCAGCGCGATCGGCCTCGCCAAGAATGCCGAGGGCGTCGCATTCCGCTGCGGCACCTGCGAGTACTTCGACCGCGGCGTATGCCACAACCCGAACCCGAAGCTCGATAGGCGCGAGGTCGGTGCCTACTGGTGCTGCAACCTCTATGACCACAAGGGAATGAAGGTGGTTGTGTGAGCGATCCCAAGGCCGACGCCGAGCGCATCATGACGATCATGGATCGCATGAGCCGACCAATGCGCTCTCTTGTTCACCTTTACGGCTTTGCCATAGTCTACGCCATGCGCCAGGAAGGCTACACCAACGCCAAGGCGCTGCGCCCGGTGCTGGAAACATGGCGCCAACGCCGGCAGCAGGAATTGCTAGATAGCGCGCCCCGGCGGCCATGACGCGGCAACCTCGTCGGCACGCATCGACAAACCGCAATCGTAAGAAGATATGGCGCCATCTCGGCCGCATCGAGGATGAGCTGGCATTCCTGCAAGCCGAGATGACGAGACTTTCGGTTCACATCGTGTATGCCATTCGCAAGGCAGACAAGCTCCGCAATCGACTGCGGTCCGAACTGTCCAGGGGATGAAATGTGGACATCGACTGGGCCGCAGCGCTGGGAAGTCTCCTAGGCCGCCGGACGGCGCCGCCACCGACCGACTATGCTGATCCGCTCAAGGACTTCATGCCTCGACCGATGGTTATGGCGAGGCCCGATGTCATCGGCAACCGTCCAGGCGTGCAGGAGGCCGTCAGGGGCGCGGTAGAAAGTGCTGCAGAGCCGTTTGGGCTGCTGGGCAAGACAATGATGGGTCGATCGGAAACGCCACTGCAGGACCTCGCCACGGCCGCCATAGGCATGATGGGGCCGCCTGGGGCGAAAGCGGCGCTGAAGCCCGCCGCCGAGGCCGCTGAGGAACTGGCCGGCGCGGGCCTCAAGGGCATCACCGCCTATCACGGCTCGCCGCATGATTTCGAGCGGTTCGATATGTCCAAGATCGGCACCGGTGAGGGGGCGCAGGCCTACGGGCATGGGTTGTATTTTGCGGAGAATGAGGGGGTGGCGAAGGATTACAAGAACAACGTCAAGGATATGGCTCTCATCAATCGAAACAACGCGCGCATGACGCAGCTTGCGAAAGATATGGAAGCCAACTCCTACGGTTACCGGAATTTCAAAGACAAGGAACTAGGCGCTCGGCAGTCTGAGGAATACGACCGGCTCATGGAAGAAAAGATGAAGCCAGGCAAGATGTACCAAGTCGCCATCAAGGCCGACCCCGAGCACTTCCTGGACTGGGACAAGCCGCTGAGTGAGCAGAGCCCGAAGACCGTCGAGGCTCTAAAGCAGGCGATGGGAAAGAAGTGGGATGAATTCAAGAATGCAGACGCCAGCACTGCTGTAAGGCAGGGCTTCATCGCATTTAACCACGAAACAGTTGCCAAGAATCTCCGCGAAGCCGGCATACCAGGCATCAAGTATTTCGACCAGGGTTCGCGTGTCGATCCCGTCAAGGCCAAGGCTGAACTGGACGAGGCCAAGTCAGCCCTCACCATGGTGGAGAAACAACCCGCCGGTCCCGACAGGGATCAACGCCTCGCCCAGCTCCGGGATTGGCATGACAAGGCCGCCAAGCAGCACGCCTATGCCCAGAACCCGACCCGCAACTACGTCGTCTTCGACGACAAACTGATCGACATTCTCAAGAAATACGGCATTGCAGGCATCGGAGCACTCCCCGCAATGGGCGCCTATCACTTCCAGCACACGCAAGATCAATAAATGCCATCTGCATTCCAACTGCCAGCCGGCCCGCTGGCGCCCTCCCGCGTGCGCGACCGGGACCGGTTCAACCGGCCGCCCATGGCGCGCCGCTCGGAAATCTCGCCCGACGAGTCCGACTGGGACGGCGACGAGGAGGGCTACCTGCCGGTTTCCCGCCTGCGCGAGAAATACATCGGCTATCTCACCGTGAAGGTGCAGGAATATGAAGAGCAAAAACTCTCCAGACACTACTACCACGGATCGCAGTGGACGCCCGAGGAAATCAGGATTTTACGGAACCGACGGCAACCTATCATCACGTTCAATGAAGTATCTCCAAAAATTGACAATCTGGTATGGATCGCTCAGCGGTTCCGAGCAGACCCTAAAGCCTACCCACGAACCCCAACGCATGCTTCAGGTGCCGAGATTGCCACTCAATGCGTGCGGGCCGTGCTGGACGGCTGCGAGTGGTCGCACCTTGATGCTTACTGTGCTGGCCAGGCAGCCACGGAAGGAATTGCCGGAATAGAGATCAAGCTGATCGAGGGCGACCATGGCGATCCCGACATCAGCGCGGATTTCATCTTCGGGGACGACTTTTTCTACGATCCGACATCATTCAAGCCGGATTTCAGCGACGCGCGATATAAGGGCATCAGTAAATGGCTGCACGAGGAAGCCGCCATCGAGCTGTTCCCCGATAAAGAGGACGAACTGCGCTCGCTGATGGTGGAAACGGGATTTGACCTCACCACTCATGCGGATCGCGAGTTCAAATGGGTGTACGCCAATGAACACCGCGTGCGGCTCGTCGAGCACTGGTACAAAAACAAGGGCAAATGGTTCTGGGCGTTCTATGTCAGTAATCTGCTGCTCGATCAAGGTGTGTCGCCGTTCTTCGATGAGCGCAGGCGATCGACCGACCGTTTCATCATGTTTAGCGCTGCCGTCGATCACGACGGAGATCGGTACGGCTTTGTACGCAATTTTAAAGGACCTCAAGATGAAGTAAACCAGCGGCGCTCCAAGGCTCTGTACATCAGCAGCACGTCACGCCTGACCATCGAAAAGGGCGCTGTGGATGATGTGGAAACGGCTAGGCGTGAGTCCGCGCGTCCCGATGGTGTGATTGAATTTAACAAAGGTTTTGAACCACCGGCCCCGGCACCAAAGGATGAGGACCTGCAGGCGCACCTAGCGCTGATGCAGGACGCCCGGGCCAAGATCACCGGCTTCGCCAACATCATGCCAGACCGCGTCACCGCGGCCGAACAGGGTGAACATTCCGGCGTCGCCATCGATCGCCTGCAAAAGGCGGCCTCGGCCGACCTCGGCACATTCCTGCGCAACTACAAGTCATGGAAGCTCCGCGTGTATCGCGCCGTCTGGGCGGCGATCAAGCGCAATTGGACGGCGGAACGCTACATCCGGGTGAACTCCGGCAACCAGGAGATCACGCAGTTCCTGCAGATCAACGCGCTCGGTCTCAACCAGTGGGGCCAACCTGTGATCGAGAACATGGTCGGCTCGATCGATGTCGACATCATCATGGATGAAGGGCCGGATACGGCCAATCTCATGCAAGACGCCTATGAGCTGATCAAGGACGATCCGACCATCCCGTGGCAGGTGAAGCTGGACTTCATGCCCCTGCCGGCGTCGTTCAAGGCGCAACTGCAGCAGAAACTCGCCCAGCAGGCGCAGCAGCCCGATCCCAAGATGCAGGTCGAGCAGCTCAAGGCGCAGACCGCGCAGCAAAAGGGCCAACTCGACATGGCGACCGCGCAGCACAAGGCGCAGGCCGATCAGCAAAGCGCCCAGATGGACCTGCAGGCGAAGCAAACCCAGGCCCAGGCCGAGATCGCCAACGCCCAGCAGGATGCGCTCGCCCGGCAGCAGGACGCCCAGCGCGCCCGCGAACAGCATGTAGCCGATATGCGCATTGAATCGATGCGGGCCGAGACCGAGCGCCAGAAACTCATGCTCGAGATGGAGCAGGCGCGCCAGGAGCACCTGTTCAAGATGCGCGAGCTGCAGGAGCAGCACATCACCAACATGGCCGATCACGCGGCGAAGCGAAAAGAGGCCGCCGCCAGGCCGAAGGCAAAGGCCGAAGCATGAGGACCGCGCTTGCCATCGCTCTTGCGATGCTGGCAGCCCCGGCGGTCGCGCAGTCGTCATTCACCACGCCCGGCGGGCAGACGGTGCCCGGCCTCGTCGTCATGTGTGTCACCGGCGGCCTCGCGCGGCCATGCACGGGAACCGTCACTTCTGGCCCTGACGGCAGATTTACTACGCCAGGCGGCCAGACGGTCGGCGGTGCCGTCCAAATGTGCCTTTCCGCCGGCTTGGCTATCCCATGTGGCGGCGTCGGCGGTGGCGCATCATTTCCAACGCCAGGCGGCGCGACCGTGCCGGGTGTCGTCTTCATGTGTCTGACCGCCAATAAGGCCATGCCCTGCACGGGAACCGTCACCAGCGGCCCAGACGGCACATTTCGGACCGCGGGCGGGCAGATAGTCGAGGGGCTGCTGCAAATGTGCCTCACTGCTGGCAAAGCCGTTCCGTGCACGGGATCAGTGACCAGTGGGCCGGACGGCACGTTCACTACGCCCGGTGGTCAAACGATCGGAGGCCTGGTGCAGATGTGCCTCAGCGGTGGCTTAGCGGTGACCTGCTGACATGAGCAGCCAATTTCCCGCCGATATCCGCGTCAACGCCGCGTTTCCATTTCCGGCCCTGGTGCAGGGCAGCGGGCCGGTCACCATCGCCAAGGCCAGCGGCGTCTGGACAGTCGGACACTCGATCGATCAATTCGGCGCGATCACGCCGACCCCGCCGAGTTCATCGCATCAATATGTTCTGATCTTTGATGGTGTCGCCGGAACATACTCGAAGATTGCGGTAAGCAATCTTGCAGGCGCACCTGCACCTATGATTAATGTCAAGAGTTATGGTGCCGTTGGCGACGGCATTGCTGATGATTATACTGCAATTAATAACGCTATCCAATCGTTGTCTTTGACTGGAGGCACTGTCTTTTTTCCTCCGGGCACCTATAATATATCCAGTGCAGTCAGCTTGATTTCTAATGTCAGCGTGCAGGGGTCTGGTGTAGGCTCTACGTTCATCAAGAACACCGGGGCTGCATTATCACCTAACAATATGGGTGTAATTGCCTATGGCACTTCGACTGGAACAACTTATGCGATAAATGCTCCGGTCGAAGGCGGCAATACGGTTACGACTACCACGGCGGCAGACTCTACACATTTTTCTGTGGGTCAGACGGCGTACATAACCGGACCGTTCGCTGGTAATTACTGGTTTCCGACCTTCTTTTCCAAGATAAGTGCCGTCAATACCAGTACCGGGGTGATTACTCTTGTCGAGCCGCTGCCGATAGGTGGGATCAATTGGACGCTGATTCAAGTCTGTACGCCTTTAAACAATGTTAGTGTTTCTGATCTGACTGTAATTCAGTCTAGCGATGGTGGTATTGTTTTTGAGCTAGTTCAGAATGGCACTGTCAAGAATTGTAATGTCACCTCTGGCGTTCCTACCGCTCCGATTGTTGTTATAGGCAGCAGAGATTGCATTATAGAAAGATGCAATGCTGGCACAGGCATGGGCATCTTGGAACTGTTCGGGTGCTTCAACGGAACCATTAGAGACAGCGTCGGGCGAGAAATACTGATTGACGGAGGCTCACAGGATTGTTTCGTCTACAATAACATAGTTGAAAACCCGACTACACACGGTATTACTTTGGCTGATCAGACCAATCGCATTAGTATTATGTCGAACATAATAACGAATATTACTGGAAGCTCCGCCGGTATATTCAAGCCGGGGACTGCCAATCTGGAAGGGGATTGTATTATAGCATACAACACGCTGAGCAGCTCCAGTTCCGGCGCGACTGGAATTGCGTTGTCTAATTCGGCAAATAATACGATTACCGGAAATGTAATCAAGGGATTTGGCACCGGCATTCTTCTCGGGTCTGGCGCTTCTGTATCAATTCCATTGAACTCGAATGTGTTTGATAACGTCACTACACCGCAGTCTATACAGACAGGGGCTAGAATTGTTTTACTGCCGAAGGATTTTTCGTTGTTGAACTCTGCTGGAGCGACTCCGTCAGTCGCAGTGGATCGTCAATTTTATGTTTACAATAGTTCTGCGACCAATATAACGAATTTTACCAATGGCGTGTCGGGGCAAGTTTATACGTTCTATTTTGGCGATGCTAATTCGACGCTGGTGCAAGGCAGTTTCAATTTGAAGGGCTCTGTAAATTACAATCCGACGGCCAATACGTTGATGCAACTGCAGGCCCTTTCTGGAGCCTGGTATGAACTGACTCGAACTTCGCCATAGGCCGGCTGAAATGGCATTGCCTGCCCGCATCCGCGTCAACGCGACATTCCCGTTCCCGGCCCTGGTGCAGGGCAGCGGGCCGGTCACGATTGACAAAACTTCGGGCATCTGGACGATCGGCTTTACGATCGCCGCCTTTGCAACTCAGGTGCCGCCGGCCGCCAATTTACCGACCGATTATCTGCTCTGCTGGGACGATGTCGCTCAACACTATTTCAAAATTTCTCTCAGCAGTCTTTCCACTGCGATCGCGCCGCCGGGACCGACCCGGACACAGCGCTACGTCGCTGCGACGCCGATCGTGGCGTCAGCGACCGACCAGATCATCAACTGCAAGATTTTATCGCCCGCGACCTGCACATTGCCACCGGCAGCCACCCGCCTCGGCGTGCCGCTGACATTCAAGGACCTCGGGCAAGCCGGAACAAACAATATCACGCTCGCGCCAGCAGGGGGCGAAACCATTGACGGTCTTACAAGCTATGTGATCGCGACGAATTACGCCTGGGTAACCCTAGTGCCATTCAACGATAGCGCCAACACAGGGTGGATGGTGCAGTAAGGATTTTGCCATGAACACGACGCGCGCGTTCATCGGCGCTGCGCTTGCGCTTTCCATCTCGGTGTCGTCGGCGAGCGCACAGAGTGGATTCGGGCAGATACCGTCCCACTCGATGCTCGGTAATCCGGGGACTGTGCAGGCTCCTCCCGTGCCTGTCCCGACCGGCGCCGGTGTCATTCCGGCGCTCGGCAACCCCGCCGGGTCGAGCGCGCTGAGCGATGCATGGTTCGGGACTTCCGGGTCCGCGGCCGGCTGCTGGGCGCGATCCTCGTCCGGCGTATGGACCCTCAACGCCTGCCAGGGCACAGTCGGGGCGGCCTATTTCGTCGATGCCGTCCAGGGGTCCGACAGCAACGACGGCTCGTCCATCTCGACCGCCTTCCAGACCCTCGGAAAACTGCAGACCGCCGACGCCGCCCTGCCGCGTAATACTTGGTACTTCGTGCAGAGCACCGCGAGCAACACCACCCCGCGGGTGTGGCGCGTAACTGCGTCCTTGAACGTGCCGCGCAACGGCATGACGCTGAGTGCAATCGGCAACGGGCCGACCCTGTCCCCCAGCGTGGCGCTGCCGAAGATCGACGCTACGGCGATCATATCCCCGTCCTCTTGGACCCTCTCTTCCGGCGGCTGCTACAGCACGACCATCACGCTCGCGCAGGGCTCCGGTAACTTGAACGGCTTTGTAAACGCCTATGAGAATGGGGCCGTCCTGCAGCGCGTAGCATCGACGGCCGCCTGTGCATCGACCGCGGCGAGCATGTTCGTAACCAGCGATACGGCCGGCACCGCGACGCTCTACGTACACCCCGTCGGCAGTACCAATCCGACGACGGACGGGAACCTGTACGAGTATACCAGCGCGTCGTATGGCATCTATGGCGTTGGCCGTACCGGCACCACAGTCAACGGCCTCTGGACGAGAGGAAGCTTGGACCAGTCCGGCTCCATGCAGATCGGCAATGCTTCGCTGATCATGAACTCTTGGGCGACGGACGGTTCCAAGCATAACATGATTTGCGGCGAGGGCTGCACCATCCAGGACAGCATCGCACGCAATGCCTATTTCAATTCGAACTCGTCCCTGTTCGTTATATCGGCAGAGAATGCGATAGGTGGCAACGCTACCCTCATTCGAGATCAGGCTATTCAGGACGCATCTGTTCCGGTGTGGCTGATCAGTGGAATTCCTGGCGTGTCTGGTTTCTTCACTCACGCCGCGAATGGAGCCGATTTCACGACCCTGTTGTTTCAAAACTGCTCCTCGTTCGGGATGCCTAGCGGTTCGTTCGCTGGCATTGCGCAAAACATCACCATCATCGGTTCGGTCGGGGATGGAACGATCGATCTCGACGCCTTTCGCGGCGCGTATATACACGATACGACAATCAACACGTCGTCGGCTAGGGCGCTGGACGCTACGACGCCAAACCTGACGGTTTCCAACAGTACGTTCACGACGAGCGTAGGCAGCTCGGGCGGAGGTTACGGCATCATCGTTGAGACGGAGCACGCGTCAGTGACGATCACCGATACGACCGTCAAGAGCGGCTATATTCCGATTATCGATGTCGCGACGACGATGGATGCTTTCACGAGCCTGCGAAATACGATCGTCGCCGGTACCGGTGGAAATCCGCTGTTCAGCATTCCGACCCCTGCGATTTTCAATTCGGATTACAATACTTACTTTGACGTTAACATCGTCGTGATTGGTGGAACGAGCTATCAGTTTCTCAAGGGCGCGACTCCGCTTTATCTGACCAGTTTTCCGGCGCAGGATCAGCACTCGCTGTTCTACTACTATCCGAACGCTCTGCCGATCATCCTCACGACGCCGAGCATGGGCGGTTCTTCAGTCGCGGCGGGCGCCTGCATCACGACCAGCACGACGATCGGAGGAACGTGGCAGTTCCAGTTTGGTCCGCAGAACCCGCCTCCGGTCTATATGTCGCCGAATTTCGTGGCACCCGGTACCAATTATCCGGGACCGTATTTCACGCTTTCCTATAATGCCGTCTTCCCCGGCGGCGGTGTCGGCGCTCCGACCCCGAACTCGCTCAACGTTTTCATCTGCAACAACGATTCGGCAAACGCGCATACGCCGAATGCGGCGACCTATACGGCGTCGATCATACAGAGCGGCTTGCCGTAGGTATTCGCCGCAATAATCAGATCGCCCGGCCGGGGCGACATCCGGCCATGACCAGCGGATGGGTTGGCTACTGACATCCGCCACGGACGAGCCGCCGACACAGGCTCGCACGGACGCGCCGCCGACATAGGCCGCCGCCGCCCGCCGTACCGGGCATCGACACTGCAGCAATGCAGGTCGGCATCCAAGGACAATCACCATGGCTACACCAATTCCCATCGAGGAAGAAATCATTGCTGACGCCATTGCTGGCACCGAGCAGGAAATCTTCGACGACGCCATCGGGCAGGACGAGGCCGAGAATAACGGCGACACCTCTCTCGAAGAGATGGACGACGTTCCCGGCGATGTCGAGGAGGGCGACGAGCCCGACGAACCCGACGAGGACCAGCCCGAAGGCGAAGGCGAAGAAGAGCCTGACAATCCCGACGACGAGGTTTCCGCAACGGAGGAGGAGGCGCCCGACACCGGCAAGGGCCGGGACGGCGAGCCGCGAGGCCCGGTGCCATCTAGCCGCCTGCGCGAGGAAACCGCACGCCGTCAGGCGATCGAGCAGGAACGCGATGCGCTGCGTGCGCAGATCGCTGCTTTCCAGGCTCAGATGCTCACGCAACAGCAACAGCAGCGACAACCCCCTCAACCGGAACAGGCGCAGCCCGACATATGGTCAGACCCGGAGGCCTGGGCGGCCAATCAGCGCGCGCAAATCACGCACGAACTGACCTCCCGCCACGTCAATGCTGCTCTCGCCGAGGCTCATGAAGAGCACGGTGACGAGTTCGTTGCGGCATACAAGACATTGACCTCGCTCAATCCAGTAGACCCGATGGCGCGAGCCGTCGTGCAACGCATCTGGGACGCGCCCAACCCGGGCAAATCTCTGATGCGCTGGTATGGCGAGCAGAAAATCCTCCGCGAAAGCGCCGGCGATCCGGCTGCCTACCGGCAGCGCGTCGCCCGCGAGATCATGTCCGACCC